ATGGGTACGGTCACTAAACGCCAATTAAAAGATGGCACAACTCGCTATCGTGCCCAAGTTCGTGTTCAACGTAGTGGCTACCCAGAATTCAAACAATCAAAAACATTCAGCAAAAAATCATTGGCTGATGAATGGATTAAGCGTACAGAAGCAGCAATTGAATCTGACCCTGAAAGAATGCTCAACCCTGAGGTTCAATTAAAACAGAAAACACTCAGAGAATTTATTCTTCAGTATTTGGATGAAGCGGATAGTTTTGCGAGAACTAAAACAGGTGCACTACAGCATATCGCTAGTTTAGATATTTCTGAGAAGAATATCTATTCTTTAACGCGACAAGATTTTTCTGACTATGCCATCATGCGAAGAAAAGGAGATCCAGCAAAAGGCACTGACGGAGTTGCACCCTCTACTGTGCTGAAAGATCTAAGTCATATTAAAGCTGTAATTATGCATGCTGAATATGTGTGGGGTGAACCATTAGAATCTGTTTTAGTAGAATTTGAGAAAGCATTAATTGGGCTTCAAAAAGCACGCATTGTCACAAAGTCAAAACAGCGGGACCGCATTCCAACCGCAGAAGAATTGCAAACTCTTACCAACCATTTCTACAAAAACTGGAGAAGGGTTAAAAACTCTACCCCAATGCATTTAATCATCTGGTTCGCCATTTATACGGCACGACGAGAAGATGAAATCTGCACCCTACGCCTAGATGATTACGATGATCTAAATACCCAGTGGTTAATACGAGATGCAAAAAATCCAAAGGGATCTCTAGGCAACCATAAATATGCGCATCTAGAACCCAAAGCCATCAACATGATTGATGAATTTTTGAAGCCTGAAGTACGTAACAGAATGCTTGAACTTGGTTATGATAAAAATTATCTAATCCCTGTAAACACTTCTACTGTTTCTACCTACTTTACTCGTGCATGCAAATCATGCGGTATTGAGGATTTACGCTTTCATGATTTGAGACATGAAGGTGCTACACGGTATGCGGAGGATGGTTTTACAATCCCCCAGCTACAAACAATTACTCTGCATGAATCTTGGAATACACTTAAGCGATATGTGAATCTAAAAAAGCGTGGCGTGCGATTAGAATTTGATGATGCTATTCGAATAGCTGAAGAAAATTATAATAACTTTTATAAAGAGTGGAATAAAAAGCAGCGATATATAGCATCAAATGATAAAAATGAAGCTTTCAATGACGATGAAAATATTGAAGTTGAATTTGATTTTATCAAAAAGCATATTGAGCTATTTATTGAAATCCATAAAGACAACAAATACTTTAAACGTATTCATGTAAGTAAATTAAATAGCAAAAATCCATTTGCGTGGGACAATCTTAATAAAAGATTTTATGCACAAGACATTCAGCTATCTTGGGTAGATTGGTTTGTTGAGAATGGTCGGGTTGATTGGGATGAGTTGCCAGAAGGATCCACGCACTTTAGTATTAAAGAGCTTACGGTAGTTAAGAAATTAAAAACTCGCACCTATTTATGGGATAGCTCAATAAAGGGATGGATTGATAGTTTTGGACAATATCATTTAAATGAAGATCAACATATAAAAGAGAATAAATAATGAAAGTATCTGAACTGACTTATGGACAACTTCCCACTACCCTAGCTCACGTAATGAAAGTTAAAAATGCACCGACACTAGACTGGGAATTATGTGGAAAGCTAATTGAGAAAGAAAAAATAAGTTTGATACGATCGTATTCAAGATGGACTGCTTTTTATGTTGGTCCACGTGCTGATAGTAAAGAAGCTGAGCAAACCGCAGATACAGCGATTGAGGCTATTGTGAAATGCTACATTGAGAAAAAATTGGGTTCTGAAATTTAAGGGAAACTAATTAAACTTGTGGAGCATTAATCAAATAGTAAGCGTGGAACACAACTATTCACGTAAAAAGCCCAATCGGGGTTGATTGGGCTTTGATGAAACAGTTAAACAAATGATTTATATGAAAATAAAAAGAGCATTTCGTATAAGGTGTATTATGTTAATTTTAGGAAAACTTTAAAAACTGGTTACCTGAGATGATCAGAGAGGCTAAAGCTGTGGTACTTAATTATATCTATATGACCAATTTACCAATTTATGTTTATTTCTTTTATTTTTTAATTGGGATTGGTTTAAACGTCGTTTCATATAATGTTGCTATTAATAATTTTAACACTACACAAGCCCCATTCTTTGTGATGTTCCTACTATTTGTAGTTGGTAACATTCTTCTTATTCTCCTTCTCCCATTAATAGGTTTTCATATTGGTTTATACTTTTTATTAAGTATTATAATTCCATATGCTGTTGTTTGGAGAACAGATTTTTAAATTTGGAGGAGTCTTTGTCAAACTGGTTTTTGTATTTAAGTCTTAGTACTTTAATTTTGTCTATTTTCTTAGTATATATTTTTCTAAGAAAAAAGAGATTTACAATAAAATTGTCCATTTTTATTTTTATTTTGGGGTGCGTAAATTTTTATTTATCTCTCTTATTTTTGACAAATAATTTTTAATAAGACGAAATTGTTTTTGTTGTACACTATTTCCAAAGGCCGCTTGATTAGTCTATTTAACATACCAATCCTTATACAAAAAAGCCCTCACCTGAGGGCTTTTACAATTCCATCATGCCTTGCCTTACAATCATTATATTTAGCCACAGTATCAACAGACCATAACATCACTGCTTTACCCTGCCCTGATTCCAATTTTTGAAGATCAGGGCAAGGCTCAAGTAAATTAGCTGGAATCGCTGTTAATAAGTGAGTTGAGTTGCTGCAACCCAGAATCGTCAAAACAATGCTGCTGATACACAGGACGCTCAACGATCTTTTGCACTTCACGTGTAACTGTTTCGACCTGTCTACGCTGTACTGATTTTGCTTTTTCATAATCCGCGCTCACTTGATTAATTTCATTCTGTTTTTCGGCTAAAGCTTTTAATTTCTTTTGCTCAATTTCTTGAATTTTTGCTGTGCATTTTGTGTCAGCTTCTTTGAGTTTTCCGCTTAAGTGGTTTGTGTATGCAAGCTGTCCGAAGCAGATAAAAGAAAGGACCGCAATTGCGATCCAGTATTTGAATTTCCATAAAACTATAAGTATTGGCATTTACTGTGTCCCTATACATTTGCTGTGACGTTCCACTTGTCGCACCCAAACCCCATAGCAGTTGTTGGATCTAACCGAGCAATCACGTTTCGCTGCATATTTCCATTTCAGTAATGAATCACAAGCCTGTTTGTATTTGCCCTGTTTTAGATTGCGAAGCATTGAAGATTGCGACCATGCACCAGTACCGAATTGGTATGTGAAGTCCATATAAAGATCATATTCAGTTTGAGAAAGCGGAACGCCAAGCAAAGTTTTATTGAAAATCTTGGCATCTTTATCGATGTGAAATTTCAAATATTCAGTGGCTTGCTTCTTTGTAATTGGCGCATCTGTAATTTTCACTTTCTGGCCATTTGGGTAAACTGTTGTACCAGTACCGACGGTAGCGACTTTTACGCTGTCATAATAAGGTTTTAAAACAGTGCCTTCTTTGCTTTGTGTGTAGTAAATACCACTAGCACTGATTGCAGTCAGTATCGTCACAATGACTTTAGTTTTGTTTGACATTACATTCCCCTTTTGCTTTTTGCAGTGCTAGCTGATGTAACTCATCTGCACGCTTGTTTTCTTGCCGCTTGTAATACCAGTTGATTAAAAAACTCATAAAGCTAACCAGTAGACCTGAGATTGCGATAACTAGACCCAATGCCGTGACTGGATCTAACCCCAAAAACTTCCCGGATAATCCTGCTATTGAGCCACCAACTGCTGTTTTTGCTGATACTGAAGTAACTGCTGAACTTGCCTCAGCAATTGCTTGCCCTGTCGTTTCAGACATGCCATTCCCCTTTTTTTGGCAATAAAAAAGCACCTTTCGGTGCTCTATGTTGTTAAAACTTAAACTTCGATTTGTGCAACAGCACCCGAGGGTGCTACCCGCTTAATTTCCTGCCCCGATACAAATACTCGAGTGTTGACTGCATATTTGGTACTACTGGTGCACATCACCAAGCCGCTACCATCCACCACTAAAACTTTGTACTGTGGATGGTCTTCATGGGTAATAGTCCCCACAAATTCGGGCGCTTTAGGCATCAGATCGAATAAGCGTTTTAAGGCATTACTCATCTCGATTCACCCGCTCAACCTTAACGGTTTGATTCACAACAGCATGAGTGAATGAAACACTGACACCATCACTAATTCCCCACCATTCAGCATTAAAAGCAGTTAATTCACCTGGTGCACATTCACCTACTTCAACGCTAATGGGCATGACCAAACTATGGGTTTCAACCATACCGGCTTTGGCTAATTGCGCTTTACCGTAAGCTCCCATACTTTCTACCGTAAACAATGGACTATTCACCGTTTCCAGCAAAGTATCTGCACTGGTCCCTGTCCGTTTGACTTGACCCGTTAAACCTGTTTGATCATTACTTAATGTAATACCGTTATAGTCCGGGTAAAGCTCATAATCTGTAGATTGGTCTTTGGTTAAGCTTATCGGTATCAACCGGTCATAATCAGCAATGGCAATCGGATCCCAGAACGTCTTCTTATATTTCGGTTTAATCGTCAGCGTGTTGCTGTTCTTCTCGCTATAAATAAAACCACCGGCACTTTCCACAATCAATTTGATTGCTGCGATCGGGGTTAAGTTTGAATAGCTCAAGCTATTGATAGGCAGGATCCAACTCAACTCATCAATCAACTGCCAATTTAACTGTATTGAACTATTCACACGATCTAGTTCTGCTTGGCATAACTGTCTTGCAGTACGTTCATTCTCTTGTAGAAATGAACGTGTGGGAGCATAAGGTGCATCCAATAATGCGGTTTGACTACGACCCGACAAACTATAAGTTTCTTGCGCAAAACGACGAGAACGACTGCGATTCTCAAGCATCATATGATGTTCAAAGCCATTCACCATGATTCTCAAAATCACCGGCTGCCCTGCAATCGGCTCAAGTTTTGTAATTTCAGATGCAGGTACGGTCAAGCTATAGGACCAGCACCAGCGGCTACGGTCCGTACTGTAATTTCCATCCAGTACATTAATTTTCTCGCCATTATCCAAGCGATTCACAGATAAACTATTCAAGATATACCATCCGTTTCGATTCGGAATTGAAGGAATACAATCATCAGCACCAAAATTTAATACGACGTTGTGGGGATCCACTTCATGACAAAGACAAATGAAATTAAGATCAGTTGAGCCCGCATATTCAGGAATTTCAGGCTGTGGCCAAGGCTGAATTTCATGTTTTCGATAGTGAATCGCTTTGGCTTTATCCCATGCAATTTCACTCGCAGTGATGAGTTCAAGGCCTTTATCCCATTCAAATATGAAATGCTTTTCAAACACATGTGCGACTTGATGTGAGTAAGTAAACGTCTTGCGCTTACGAACCAATTCCACCCAATCGCTGTTTCGATTAATTCTTAATTTTTTCGACTCTTCAAAAACCAAAGTTCGAGAAATAAACAGCTTTTCATTTTCCTGCCACTTTAAATAAGCACTACGTGACAGCCCCGTCATTTGCTCATGAATGATTTGAACCGCACGATGTAGCGTCTTGGCCTTATCAAAACCAACAGATGCCTGATTGCTTAATCTCAAACTGCACTCAAAATAAAAGGCGCTGTTATGCGCCTTAAATATTGGTTTTGCCCATCGAATTTCCGGAGCAATTAAGCAGGGTTTTGCCCGTTGATATTCTGCAATCCAGTGGGCTTCAATGCCCAGAATATGGTTAATATCATTGATAGCAGATATGTTTGCCTGAATGATTGTATTAACAACAGCAAGCAAAGTGCCGCGATTATCGACATTTTCCCAATTTGTACCACTGATTTCAGCCTGAATATTGGTATTAATCGTAGCAAGTAAATCACCATGATTAATCACTATTTCAGTATTTGAACCCTGAATAAATGCTTGAATACGAGTATCAATAAGCGCATTCAAAACACTTAATTGTGGTTCAACATCACCAAAATTTAATACCAGATTATGACTATCGACTGGCGTAATTGGTTGCTCAAAATTGAGTATGACGTTATGTGCATCTGGTGGCGTGTAAGACATTGACCACCTCTAAATTAGTATGGTTTTAGAATGATACTGTCGAGCTTTTGGCTTGAACCTAGTGCAATATCAACGCTATTTAATACAATATCGGTGCCTGATGTGCCGATAGTAAAATCAGCATAAGGTTCATCATTGCCATTGTATAAGCGAGCCCAGACTGCAATGCCTGCTTTGATTGCAAGAGCTGTGTCTGTTGAAAATAGTTCAATTCCATCGGTTAAAACTTGCTTTATACAAGGCTTAGGTAGTGATAAGGTGCACAGTGCATTTGTAGGATTTGCTGCTGTTTCAATGCTTGCTGGCTTGGAATCACTGTAATAGATAAAATGTGCTGAGCCACCACCAGTATTCAGAAAATCGGCATGAGCTTGCAGGGCTAAAATCCCTGCTTTTTTGGATATTTGTACTGTCATTTCGGCACCACGTTATCTTGAATGATGGCATTGAACTGTGAAGCTGGATGATGAGTAACGGTGAAAAACTTGGTTTTAGTTAAGTGATTGAACTCATAAAACCCATTCTCATCAGTAAGCTTGTCAGCAATCAGTCGCCCTGAAAGTTTTTCAAACAATCGTACCCTGCACGGGATCGGCACCCCCATACCCTTCACCTGGCCTTTAATTGATAACCCATTATCAAGGGAAGTTCCAACAAGAGTGTTGGATCTATTTATAGCGTTAAGTGAATTGATCATGACAAGTCACCTAATTTTAAAAGCACTTGCCCGATTTGCCCGTTCATTGCTGCCACGTTTTTAGCTATAAATAATTGCTCACCAAATGAAACAGTTGTTAAATTTGCGTATGGCAAATTAGAGTAAAGCCATTTTATATTTTTAAATTTTGCTCTTAAAACACTCCCTTCTAAGGCATATACATCAAAAGCTGAAAGCCCTGAATACGCGTCGTTGCTCAGTATGTTGCCATAACCGCTATATACAGTTGATAAAAAGCTTTTTGCATTGGCAATTGCATAAGTAGCTTCATTTTTATAATTCCTATGCAAGAGACAATAATTTGTATTATCAGCACTCAAAGGGGTTCTCAGGATGTTGTGTGTGTTTGCGCTCGCATCTTTTGCATTTAGTGTTGATGATAAAAAGGTATTGCCATTATCAACAGAGATGAGTGAATCTACTGAGCCAAAACCATAAATAAACCCGGCCGAATAACCAACTCTAACTTCAGGGATAATATAAAAATAATCACCTGTACCAACTAGAATCCATGTGCAGTTGCCGTTTGTTGGTGCTTGATAATCAATACTATATGAGGCATTTGAAGATTCTGTAGAACTTGCATAATACCAGCGCGCCCAACCGTTCACGGCAGACGTACCACTACCTGTTCCAACCCAGTTTAGGTTGGGATTTGAAGAATTGTATGGTGCTTGAACCCCAAGCAACGCATCAATGTCAGTCATATCCTCTACGATTCCGACTTTTGCAAATTTTGCGTAAGTTGTTGCATAAGCCGCATCAGGCTCATCAACAACCCTTAAAAAAGGTCGACTCGATAAAAGTAAATTTTTAGAGCGATAAGCTGCTTTTCCACCAACCGTCGCATGGCTGCTTGAAAATGGCTTTTCCCAGCCCAGTGGTGGTAATGATGCAGAGATTGTGCCGGTAGCAGTAGATATTTCTGGTAGGGTGACAAGTTCAAAAGTGATAGTGGTTGAGTTTGGTACAGTTAAAACCCGGTGCTCACCATTGAATTCAGCCTGATTAGCGCCAGTAATTTTAATTACTTGATACTGTATTAATTTGTGCGGAGCACTAAAAACAGCGGTAACAGTTGAGTCCGAAGCTGTGAGAGATGAGACTGTGCCTATTTGAATACCATTCACTAAGCACGCATTCAAGACATCAATCATTGATCCATAAACATTTTGAAGTTGCGGTGCACTGTTATTGGTATGCACATAAAACTTAATATCTGTACTTGCAACCATTTTTATTCACTCATAAAAAAGACCGCATAAAGCGGTCATGTTTGATTTAAATTTTAAACAATGCGGTCAATATCACCACGAAGCATGATCTGGAATTGATCTGACAATACAGTGGGTTCGGACTGTTTTACGGTACGAATCACCCAGACTGGGAAATTTGCAGCCACAGTATTGAATCGCAACACATTACCACTCGCCCAACCTGCACCCCAGCCTTCTTTTTTTACTTTAAAGTAAGGCGCGTCCGTGACCGGATTAATCGGTGCGAAATCACTATTTACTGTGCCAGTAGCTCCCAATTGCCCTGTATATTCTCCAATACAACGAAAGTCTGTTGTGCTTGTAAAGACGAGTGCCCAGCGTTCCTGAATCGCACCATTATTCGTTGTCAGAATCGGATAAAGTGCATCATTGTAATTCGCTGAAATTGCACCACCTGTAGGCTCATCAGCCCAAGCATTCGACCATGTCGGCTGTACAAACTTGCGTGTGTAACGCGCTTGCATATCACCAATCACTAATGCAGACCCAACAATTGAATTTTCTGCATCGTAGTTATGGGTAACTGGCTTAGTAAACGTAATCTGTCCATTGATCTGTACATCACGAATGAGACCCATATCTTGATAACGATATTTGGCTTTAAGTGGTGCAACCAATGTACCTAGAGCAAAATCACCATTCAGTGTGAATTTACCGTAATCATAATCCACCACATACATGTCATAAGGAACTTTGCTTCCTGCACTATCTTCAAGCTCACACCATGAAATCCGCTGGTCAGCCAGTGAATAGGTTTGTCCTGCTATATGATTCGGCAACTCATAAGCTTTTGAAGCACTGATAATTCCAATATCACCGACTCGAAAAATCGGTACACGGCCATCCAGTGGCAAACGTGTTGCTGACAGACCAAGAATTTCACTATCAAGCGGAATATAAGTATAAGCAATGGCGTTATAACGAACCGACGAGGCATCGATCCACACCGGTACATTGATATAGGTCTTACCAAGCTCATCATATTCGAGCAAAGGATCGTACCAGTCATTGGCTTCAATCTCGGCTCGGTTCGCTACAGTAATTTCAGTTTTGGTATAAAAATAGATATTCACAAAACCAGTATCATGATTAATAGAACCATGTGCATGACTGGTTTCAATCACGCCATTCTCATCTGTGGTCAATGTAAGTTGACCGAACTCTAGTGAAGCAACAACCACTGTAAGTGACTGAGATCGAATCGGAATAATCGGTGTTCGAAAGCTGATCCGGTTCATTGGGGGTAAATCTGTTGTGGTAGTAAGCGACTCTAAAACAATCGTGTTATCTACACCCGGTGTCCAAGAATCAATTTCGACTTTACCGGTGCCATATTGAATGATTCCTGAAGCAATGCCACTGTTATTTGATGGATTCACGTTGCGGTAAAGCGTACCAGTACGATCAAGAAAGGTATCAGACCCGACTTTAAATCGAGCTGAACCTGTCAAAATTTGCTCATCAAAGCCAGATGATAAATCCAGTCGCAACTTATCAGCAGTAACAATACTAGAACTAGAATTGAGACCCGAGGTATCACGATATTTCACTGAAATATCGACCTCCTGATACGCCCTCAATGGGGTTTCGGTACTTTCAATTTTAGATGTTGCGGGTAAATAAAAAGACATAGCGCCTCACATTACGCAGAAGCGTATACAGTCGTTGGTGTGTAAACCTGCTTAAATTGTTTGGAAGTTAAAATAGGAGTGACTTCAACTGCACCAGTGTTGTAATTAATCGTGCCTTGAATATCACCGGTACTACTGACTAGATTACCGATCGTGCTATTAATCGGCACATCGAACACTTTTGCTGTACCGTTGTTCTGCCCCAGTTGATCAGAAACTGGAATACTTAACTCAACACTGTTCGGTTGAATGGCTGCACCCGTACCAATGGTGAAACTGAGCTTCTGATTACTATCCGGTGCGACTGCTGACTTAGTTTGCGTAAGCTGGTTGCCATAGTTATAAATCACTGTGAATTGCGTGCCTTTGGGTGGGATTTTATTGGGAATAATTTTCCCACTACCTTCTGAGTAGTTGATTTCACCCGTTGCATCACCTGTGAATTTGCCCTGAGCATTACTCACCGCAGTTTTCGCCACACCTTCAAGCAACCAATTTATAGTCACACCCGGTGCAATACCTGCTTGCCCTAAATTAAACTCAAAAGCCGCCTTATTCACACTCAAATTAGAGCGCACAAAAGTAACGATCGGTGTGCCCCAGAGCAGTAAAATAGGTGTATCCACATCAGGCAAAGCACCCGTGGTCAATAACCAAGATCCAGTTTCATAGTTGATCCGACCTGAACCAAACGAACTGCTCGATCCTTTTAACTGCCCTGAACCATCATCTTTTAATTCGTAAAACTTGCCTTGCGACATATACGAAATTGAAAGGCTTCCGGGTGCTGGAATCGGGACCAGTACACCTGTCCAATTGGTGCTTTGATTGTTTTGAGTCACAGGCATAGCATAAGACTGAAAATACTGATTTGGAGCCGCTGCGGGCTTAAATGTAATAATTAATGTTGTAACACCAGTTGTTGCCGATGCTGTCCACTGAATTAACCCACGCTGATAGTCAATTGTCCCTACCTGTGTACCACCCGATGTTTTAAGCAGCCCACCTTGATCAGTCACTGGTTGGCCAAACAATGTAAAAGCTACACTTGATGGCATCACAGATGAGCCAATATACAAATTCTGGCTGACACCCACTGTTGTTGGAAAATTGGCAGTAATCAGCCCATCATTCCCCGGCACCAAAATGGTACTTTCACCCGCAGCATTGACATCAACAATCGGCGATTCGGTTTGAGCTGAAGGGATAATCTGACTGAAGATGCTTTTTGCATTAACGGTGAATTCACCCACATTTGCATCTTTAGCTAATCCAGTCGATGCATAGTATTTTCCGGTATCAGCCACCATCGAATCACGAATAATGGTTTTTGATGCCTGACCGCTATACCACTGCTGTGCTGAAAGACCTACATAATCCGCATCCAGTGCATCATTAACGATGTAAGTGGCAATCTTATACTCCACATTCTTACTATCAATCACGATGATTGCAGTACGGGTTTCAACCTTTGTAATCCGTAAATACTGCTCATGCTCTAAAGCCTTGCCTTCATCACTGATTAGAACAATGGTGTCACCCACAGAACTTTCAGTTTCTTGCGGAAACATCGCTACTTGCAATAACTTCATGCCCTGCAAGTGTGTGTCCAATGGTGTGCCAGCAATCTGACCACCTTTGGCCGAATAGTTTTCTACACGGTTTTTAGCACTACGTCGTTCATCGGTCCAGTTCTTTGTACTGAATAATAAAGCCGATACATTGGGATCTTTGGGGTTTTCAGAAATGAAGACCGTGGCCCCCATCAATTTATCCGTGTCGTTGGTGGTGACGGCAGGAAAGATCTTACGCATGGATACATCGCCCATGGTGCGATCTAATTCTGACACATCGTCAAACAAGTTGTTACTCTGACCATCAATAATGATCTGGCCATTATATTTACCACCCCCATCATCATTATCGGTCGATCGCTCTGACTCATAGAGCACCAAATCTTTAGTTTCAATTGGCATGGTCTAGCTCCGTAAAACGCATGGTGACGTTGTAATAATCATCTTCAGAAATAGTCGGCAGATCTTTGACCGGCTTCGCTTCTAATGCCCCAGCCTCATGATTAAAAATCACATTGAAATGTCGGTTATCGTGCGGATATTCAAACTCAAGCGTGAATTGCTCTTGTAATGCAGACCAAGCAAGCAGACTTCTTAAATCACGGCGCTTGATCCAGCCCATTTCTTTGTCTGCGGGTACAAGTGCAATAGAGCGACCGGACTTTTTCACACCTTCCTGAACAATCAAGGTACCATCTATGGCACGTTCCAATTTCTGCTCAATCGGCTTCCATTCAAATTCATCAGACCATAAAAAGCCGTCTTCTAATGAGACGGCTTCAGATGTTGATTTGCGTACGAGTCGCATCGTTAAGAACTCCTTTTTAGCATTTCAAATTCACGCATGATTTCCTCCATTGTGTCGACATCTTGCTGTGAACCAGTCAAAGTTGCTGTCTTATTTCCACTGACCAATTCGATTCTTGAGTTTTTAGTGGTTACATTTTCAGGGATACTTGGAACTGGCGTACTCACCTGTGGTGCAAGACTATTCACATCAACGGCGGGTGCTTTAGATGTCGATCCTGTTGATACAAGATTATTACTGCTCATTTGACGCAACAGATCATTGATCTTGTTGGTACCATGTTGAGTGGTTAAACCCTTAGATGCTGCATTATTAAACTCTTGCTCGATTAAACGATTCAGTGCTGGATTGCCACCCTTACCCATACCTTCAGCTTTAGCATCACGATCCGCTTCCATCGCTTTGGACCAAATCGAACCTGCTAATTTCTCGGCTTCTTTATCGTCATAACCTTTGGATTTAAGTTGTGAAACAACATCGGCTTTACTGTATGAGTTGTAGTTATAAATCCCTTTACTTAATGACTGCCCCTGACGTTTCATTTCAGCATCGAATTGGGCAGAGGCAGCATCCACAGCATCGGCCCAAGCCTGTTCAGCAGATTTAGCCTCTTCACGTGCAATACTTCCGGCATTTCGATAACCATCACCGATACCATAGGCAGAATCCCGCACACGGTCATTTGACTTAGTCCACTCGTCCATAGCTTTAACTGAAGCTTTGCCAGTATCGTCGATTTGAATTTCAAGATTACGACCAGCATTCGCTGCATTTGTGGCAGATATCACTCCAACATCACCTGACACTGCCGCGGCTTGAGCAGCTTTTTCATATGCCTTTTGAACACCTTCGGCAGTCGCCTTTCCACTATCTCGAATGGTGATGTAGTCCATCAAAGCTTGCTGTGCAGCGAGCTTTAAGTTTTCTTTCGTTTCAATACCGAGACGTTTAAAGGCTTCAGTAACAGGATCAATATCATCTGGTAATTTTTGGGCCTGTAGCTTAATTGCAATTAAGCCTTGTTCAACCTGACTTGTAGAAATCTTCCCTTGATCACCAAATTCTTTCAGCTTAGATTTTGCAAAGTCGATTTCAGCTTGGCTTTTAGCTGTTTCTAGCCATTTTAGCCATGCCTCATAAGTAACTTCACCAGCCTGCTTTCCTGTAACCCCTAAACCCTCTAAACCAGCTACAAAGTTATTAACATTGGTTTCACCTTCTTTAAATTTCGCTGAAACACGATTTAAAGAAACATCTAAATCCAATCCAAGGGCTACTGCTGCTTTACGCGCCTTATCTGTAGCATTACCTTGGTTTTCAGTAGCTTTCGCACCATCATCCATGGCTTTAACTATGGCTTTTCCAGCACTATCAAACTCAATTTTTAGGTTTTGTGCTGCAAGCGTGGTTTGTAGTGTTTTTTGCGTGGCAACATCGGCAGCCTTTTGGGTGCCATCGGCTGCGATTAGCTGAGCATTTACCCAATCTTGTGCTGCCTGAATTTTTGCATCAGTAATCTTTTTGCTTTCAGCTTGATACTCTTTTTCTTTAGCATCAAGCTGAGCAAGACCATTTATGGCGGCATCAATAGCTGATTGATCACCTGATTTGCGTGCATCCTGCAACTGTTGGTTTAGTTGAATACGCTCATCACTTATGGCTTTATAATCAACCTTGTGTTTTTCCTCTTGAGCTTTTAACTGGTCAAGAGTCTGTTGACTATCAGCGATTCGCTCCTGATTTTTCTCCTTGTCGGTTTTGCCAATATTTTGAATCGCTTCAATAGTCTTAGATTCAAGGTTTTTAGCACCATCAAAACCTTTGGTGAAGTATTCATCAGATTTAGCTCTCATTGCCTCCATATCAGCAATAGCTTTCTCTTTAACATCACCCCACGAAAGTACGGATTTAAGCTCATACCAAACAGCCGCCAAACCATAGAGCGTTCCAGTGAATAGATTTACACCAATACCAATGGTTTTGAAGCCATCACTTAAAAAGCTTAATGCTATATTTAGTAAATCTATGAATTTTTGGAATCCACTGACTTGTTCACCAGCTGGGTACAAACCATCTGTAAAACTCAGAGTGCTAGATAAAGCATCACTGAAAACATCATGAAATGCCTCACCGACTTCTAGCACAGTATTAAATAGTGTTTTGATGGTGTCATAGACACTGATAAGTGTAGTTTTTAAAGAATCAATCGTGCCTTGATCATAAATATTAGAGTAATACTCTCTAAATCTAGTAAAGCCATTTCCAATGTCATCAATGATTGGCTTAAGTAGACTCATATTATCAGCAAGTGTAGATAACCACTGAGCTGCTGTAGCGGATGCCCCATTAGACTGATCTATCTCACCAATGAGGATTTGCCAAGATGTTGCAATCTTTTGTAATGCATTGCTAACAGTAAGAGGAAAGCTGTCATAAGTTTTCTGAACAGCATCTTTCTGACTTAGTAAGGCTTTATAGACACGCTCAGCACCCAATTCACCATTTTCAGCCATCTTGCGAAGTTCGCCAGTCGTAACACCAAGACCTTTTGCAAGCGCCTCAGCAACTCCGTAACCACCTTCCATGATGCTGTTAAATTCTTCACCACGTAGTACACCACCTTGCATGGCTTGAATGAATTGCTGTACTGCTGCTTCACTGGCTTCGGCTGAGCCTCCACTCGTTTGGATTGCCTGATTAATTGTTTTGGTTAGGTCAAGTGAATTCTGCTGTGTCATCCCCATTTCTTTACCGACTGCATTGAGTCGAGTAAATAGACTGCCTGTGGCTTCTAGACTGGAGTTAGTCATCAATGCAACTTGATGAACGCCGGCCATTGCTGATGTGAAATCACCACCATCTTTAGTGGCAATATGGATGCGTGCTGATAAGTTTGTATAGCTATCCGCTGCTTTGGCCAACTCATTAACCCCGAGACCAACCCCAAGTGCAGCCATCGCACCAACAAGCGCATTTACAGCGAATTTAGCGCCATCCATACCTTGCTGTAGACCTGTGGTGTTCGCCAACAAATTTAATCGAAAGTCTAAATTGCCAGCCATCTGCTTTTCTCCGGGCAATAAAAAACCCACCGAAGTGGGCTAAATTCAGTCATAAAAAACCGCCACTTGGGCGGTTCTTGTTTATTGGTTAGCTAGGACAGTTAAACCAATTTGGACGAGCCATAAATCTCTGTCCTGTTGATAGCGCAATAACTTTACAGTTCACATCAATCAATGGTTCATTTAAGTTATTTCTAAAGTCTAATATTCGACTAACCTTTTTCGCAGATTCATTTGCTCTAACTACTTTGTGAGCATAGTAAGCAAATTTCTTTTCGTCGATAATTTTAACAGCCATTAATACAGGAACAATCTCATCATTTTCCAAAATTATAGCTTCAGCCAATTGCCTAATTAGTTCATAGGTATCCTTATCAAACAAGGAAGCCTGCTTACCCGCACTGCTATATAAAGCAATCAAATGATGTACATATTCCACAGCGACAGGAATCGCTTCGTATGGAATCTCATCAATACTATTAGTACCAAAGCGCTGATTGATGATTTTCCAAGCCTCACTTGAATTTAAGTGTTTCGTTTTAGCTACAAGCATGGCGTGCGCATCATGCAAAGGTGTGCGTTCAGATTTGTGGGTTTTGGCAACTGGTTGCCCTACCTCACGATCCAAAATATCTAAAACCCATTTACGGAATTGCTTAGCAATATCTGTTTTGGAAAACATTGCTATTAGATGGCAACCACGCAGGGAAAAGATGCGGATCGTTTTAGTTAAATTTTTGCTTTTCTTCGAGACACTCAAATTGAGGGTCTCGACAGAATCATTTGATTTGACGGTTATCGTATTAGTCATTGATGGGTTGAACTCATCCTGATTACGATCATACACCTGAGTTACTGCATCCGATTTTGCATAACCAAGAGCTTTAGCTAACTCAGTTGCTGTTAACCAAATTTGACCGTCCTGCTGAACAGGTGTGAAATTTACTTCATTGAAACTTAATGCTAAACTACTCATGTTGTTTACTTCCTTAGTAATGACTTCAATCAAGCCCGACCGTCCAAAGTTCTGGGCTTTTTTGTTGTCTGTGATATTCATGCTTTCGCACTCTCTTGTTGTTTCAAAAATTGCTCAACTGCTTTATTGATTAAATAACTCATTGAGCGCTCTTCATTCACAGCTTTTTCTTTTAGTTGCTTGTGCAACTCAGGTGGAATACGTACTGCTACCTGTGTGTCTTGTCTTGCCATACTAACCTCAAATAAAGCACCGTGATCACATTAAAGCACAGCGCTTCATTGCTGTAAAGCACCGTGATGTAATATATTCTTTATATCAGCAATAGAGTCTTTCGTACATGGCACGTAATGATCCTCAAATGAACCTCCGTGTACCTATGGAGTTGAAAGAAAATATAGAAAAGGCAGCACTTGAAAATGGTCGCACTATTACGGCTGAAGCTGTTTACCGTCTTGAGCAAAGTTTTAGCTCTAAAAACCAACCTACAAGTTACTCAGAAATAAATAACAAAATTAATAACTTAACAAAATTAATTGAAATTATGCTAAAAAAGCAAGAAGGAAAATAGAATGGAATTAGTCGCTGGGGCGAATACGATTATACCAACATCACTAATAAGCATTGAAATTCAAATTTTTGGTATCGACAGTTCTGAACTGGACTTTAGTGCATATTCTCTAGCAACAAATGCTAAGGTTTGTAGTGATGATGATATGATTTTCTATGGTCAATTACATAATAAATCCCAAACAATTAAACTTATTCAAGCATCCTCAAGTGTTTATTTTCAAATTAATTTCCCAGAATTAAGCCCTCAAATTAATAAGATTTCTATTTGTGCAACCTTGGCAGATGAACAGCAAAATTTTTCCTCTGTAAACTATCTTAATATTAAAATTAAAAACTCAAACGTTATTGCGACAAGTAAAATTACAGGACAAAATCGCTCAGAAGTTGCTTTAATTATTGGCGAGTTCTATAGATATCAACAAAGCTGGAAATTCAGATTTATATCTCAAGGCTTTAATGGTGGTTTAAAGTCTCTAGCAGAGCATTTTGGGGTTAACATTGCAGATGAGCAACCTCTCTCCGAAGTATCACCTCCCCCTATTCCCTCTCAAGCGACCAGCGACACAACACCAAATATTAGTAATACATTAAGAGACATTCTTTTATCACCTTTAAAATTGATTGAAAAACGTAAAAAGCAGAAAGAACTTCAATTAAAGCAGAAAGAATTTCAATCTAAATTAAGCCAATATTTATCAGATGGAAAATTAACGAATCAAGAAAGGCAACAGTTGGATGAATTTTGCATCGAACATGAATTGGATAAACAGCAATTATTTAAACAATCAAGCTTATTGATCAATAACTTTTTACATTTCACTTTAGCTAATATCATTGCAGATCGATTCGTTGGCAAAGATGAGCAGGACTTTATAAATTGTTTATGTGACTATTTCCAACCAGATCAAAGTATTATTTCAGAAATAAAAACAACAATTCAAAGAGTTAACAATATTGCAAAAATTAAAAAAGGCGATGTAAATCCAATTCAAACAAATCAAATTGTTGTTAAAAATTCTGAATTAATCTATCTACATCAGAAAGATGTCTTATTAACTGTGCAACGTAAAAATGCTAATAATATCGAGCGCTACCGTGGTGATCTTTTTGTTACAAGTGAAAGGATTATTTACAAATCTGACAAACCCAAAAACATCTTAATATCTAATATTATTTCTTATGAAAGTAATAAAAATATGATCTTTATTACATCAAAAACGGCAAATAATTCAGGCGAATTTTACATTGGTAAAGATGTTGATTTTGTAGAAGCTCATATTGAGCAATCAGTAAAACGCTTTCATCGACAAATTGATTTACGTCAGTCCACAAACAATACTAGACATATAACACAAGAAACCCGCAATACTGTTTGGCAGCGCTGTAATGGGAAGTGTGTTGAGTGCGAATCCACATCATACCTTGAGTTTGATCATATTATTCCTTTTTCAAAAGGTGGCTCTAATTCAGAAAATAATATTCAACTTCTATGTAGGGCTTGCAATCTAAGTAAGAGTGATAGAATTTAAAAAAAGCACCCTAGGGTGCTTTTTTTTATTCTTGCATTGAAGTTAAAATGCCATTTTTAAAATATAGGTAACGCCCCTTGGAGTAACCCAACCCCCTGTATACCCACTGCTCACTCACACCATATGCATTAACTGTTTTATTCACATCATCTGGGTATCCCCAGCTAGATTTTTCCGCTGCTAAAGCAGACATTCCAATCCTTGGTTCTTTGCGCGAAATCATTTCATGCATCTCAACCTCATAACGGTATTTTGCTAATTCTTTGGCCTTTTCGTTGGCTTTAGCTTGGCTTACTTTTTCAATAAGCGCCTTACTCCCCGCACATGGCTTGCCTTGATAAACAGTTTTACCGCTTACTGTGCAGGTATACACATCACCGGCCATGGCATTAACCGAAACGAGCACGGATAAGATGAGTATTAATTTTATGAACATTTTTTCATTGCCCCACATTATTAAATTCACAATCAGCGCTCCCAGTTAATGCTATAGACCTTCCCGTCAACAATCGTGATTTCATATTTCACACTGTCTAATGGATATAGATAAGTCGTTGCTTTGTGTGGCCAACCTTTACGATCGTGAATAACATGGCTATAAGATGACTTTGGATCTCCAAGCACATCGATCATTTTGTTGTGTGAATCATTTAAGCTCACAAAGCCAAAACTACCACGTACTGAATCAACACTGGTCGCAAAAACAGTAGATGATAGTGTTAACAAAATCGCTAAAATAATAATTTTCATGAATTTACACCCTCGTTTTCAAAGAGAATATCTAATCATTCGGTAAAAGTCACCCGTATATTATTCCTTCAGTCCTTCAAAGAACTTCGCAAACTCTTTGGCATTCGCATGATGTGCTGATCGAATCACACTCGATAAATACTGCAATTTATTTTTATTGTCTTTCTGAGCTGATTTTAAGTACTGATCAAACGCACCATAAGTCATATTCATAATGTCATCAGGACGATGGCCAGCACTAATTAAGAATTGGAATGAGTCGAACCATGTTGATTCATTTGATTGCGCTGCTTTCTTACGTCCACGTTTAGGCTTTTCGTATTTGAAGTAAGCATGGTTTACATTGAGAACCGTTTTAAGTAGTTGCTTAAACTCTTGCTCATTCACGGCGATTTTAAGCAGTGATTCTTTTGTTATATCGGTTACGCAAGCAATCATTGAAATGACTTGAATCGTATGAGCTGTAAACAACTCAGTCAAAATCTCATCTGAATAATCTCTACCTTTAATGAAGTTTTTAAGTACTTCTGCATGGCTTGCCCAAAGATCAAAATCTTTCATCTGGATCTGACGTACTTCAACATCATTACCCAAGACAGAGATTTTAATACTTCGATTCGTTGCTAAGAAAAAATCATTCATGATGGAATCTCGAAAAAGCCACCCGAAGGTGGCGTTGGTATCCCTTTCAGATTTGAAATCTAGAAGGGCTCTCTTTATTCACCATCTTTTAAATCTAAAGATGGTTGGGCCTGCTTAATTAATTCATCTAATTTTTTAAGTATCTGTGGTCTAATCTGCTTACCGCCAACACTAAGAATTCGACCTGCATTTGAAAGTGTTTCTTGCCACTGGTCTGCGAGAATTGATAATTTCCCAATTTCAATCTGAACACCACTCAATGTGTTACGCGCTAATTCTTCTTGTTCAATATAATATTTGCGAATTTCATGACCTTTTTCATTTCGCTCCATCATCCCGAGGTGTTTGGTCATGTCTACTGAAATAATGTATTCGGTCGTTGGTCGACCACCCTTTAGGTTTTCCTCTTTTTTGAGGATAACCATGTAATCAAAGTTTTCTTCAAACTTGCACTGCTTAACTCGGCGTTTAATCCAATCCGAAAAGTCTGTCTTAACTTCCAGCATTTTGTGTAGCTCGCGAGCATTTACACCTAGTTGAACTTTTCCATTTAATTCAACTTCGATAAATGGAGTTTGGTTTTCAATTTTTACGATTGCATTCATTGCTTTACTCCGACTACTCATTAAAAAAGAAACACTGGCAAGAAGATGCAATGAATAGCCGAAACGACCATCTTCCTTTCGAACCGTCGCTCTAGCCAGTGGTTTGCCCAAATTGCAGGCATTAAAAAAGCCGACTTGTTAAGGCCGGCTTCGCTTTACGAAATATAAAATCTTGTCAAGGGTTTGGTAAAACCCTACAGGGGGTCACTTAAAACACAGGCACAAAAAAAGACGCTTATGCGCCATGTCTTATGCCTGTTTTGTTCTGATTAATCTAAATACACAATACGACCAAAACCACCAAGTTTTTCATCTTGCTGCTTGGTTGCATCTGCTAGTGCTGAACCTTTAATTGAGATTTCACCAGTTTCTTCATTAATGAAATCCATTTCACCATCCACTGACGGCTTAAAACGCCATAGTTCAAGTGCTAACTTTTTATCATTAATTGAGTTAATACCTTCAAATAAATAATAATATTCAGCATCATCCGGCATGGAGAAAATCACAGTAGCCTTTGCATCACCTGTTGTGTAATCAGCAATAAGTGGCTGTGTAAGACCTGTGATATCTAAAATTTTAACCTTACCGAAACTTGCATCATAAGAATAATGCTGACCTTCAATTAGTTCCGTCGGTGTGACAGCTTTAGAATCACTAATCATCAAATCAGAAATATTAAACCCATCAAGTTTGATCGTATCGCCAACTTTCAGACCAATACCAAGATTTTTGTCCTGAATATTACTGGTTGCTATTGCTTTAATTTCGGCTTGGAACGCCAAAGCAATATCTTCCTGCTTTTGCTCATCCATTGTGATTTCAAGCTCAACATCACGGGCTTTAGTCCACTCCCCAACTTTTTGACGTTTACCCGACTTGCTTTCGTACCGTGCAAATGTCTCAGAGGAGATTGTCAGCTTAACGCCAGTTTGGTTGCCTAGCTCACGTAAAATTTTAGTACCATCAGGCAGGTTGCGCGCTAGATGTGATGCCCCTTGCAGAGACAGAAATTCGTAGCCATTCGACATGACCTACTCCTAAGTTAATAATTTTGATTCAAATAAAAATGGAAAGTATGCAAAGCCTGCCGCTGATCCAACTTGAACACCTGCATTTACACGCTCAAAAGGCCGATAACCTGTAACTTTTGGATCAAAGCCCTGCATTTTTGCCAATATTTCACGTATGAAAGGGTCAGCAATTTTTCTAATATTTGATGTTTCTTCAAGCTGAGCGGATGCATCTTGAACGGCTAAAACAACCAACCATTGCTGTGTAATTGGTGCAGATCGGCCACGGCCCACACTTTCACCCACTTGATCACCGACATAAATCACGTTCAATGAGGGTGATACATTAACTACTTGAAGCATGTCATCGATGCTAAAAGGTGTGTTGATTGCCAAAATGCCTTCAATATCTTTTAACCGCTCGACAATCACAGGCTCAAGCGCAAAATAATCACTTTGCATTCATTAATAACTCCAATAAATATTCTTCAATTTCAAACAAGACTTCTTGAGAGTCATCAATAGACATACCTAAGAATGGGCGTGCAGGAATAATCACACTCTGAATTTGAGCCCAACCACCCATCGTTGTTTTGAACTTTAGATATTTTCCCGATTTAGCTTTAATCGTTGCGCCAAAGTGCATGACAGGTGCATAAAATACATTAGTACCAACAATGACGCGCTTACCGCCATCCAAAACGGTGTACTTGATTGAGTTATAAAGCCGACTCGTATCACGCAGTGTTGTACCGCCTTGTAGTTTTGCACGCCATGATTTTTGCCATGGTTTATCATCAGTTCCTATGCCTGTGTTAATACGCTGCTTAGTATTAAACTCAAGAATCGAACCAATGTTATGCATTAACTTGGAATGATCACCTGCTTCCCTTAAAACCCGATTCAACCATTGAGTGATCTTTTCTTGACCATGAAATTGAATAGAATCAGCCATAATTAGATACTCGGCATGTTATTCAGAATCGAGTCACCAAATACACCACCTGTGTAAGTCGTGCCAATCGGCACTGTTGAAGGTTGTTGTTTCGGTGGATCGGGCAAGGTTTCGTTTGTTACAGCATTCTTAATTAGTAAAGATGCCTTATTGTTCGCAATAAGTTTTAAGAACGCTATTGCATCCTCATAACGTTTTCGAATCTCGTCCGAGGCTCTAGACTTCCAGAGCTTGTACCGTGCAATGTCACATGCTAAGCGCTTTAAATTCTGCGGTGTTTCAGTGAGCGGGAGTGAATAACGCACAGCAATATAGCCGTCAATTTCTTCACTTGCATCTTGAAGCGTGGCCTCCACACTCATTGAGTTTTCAGCCTGTATACTCGCTTCAAGTTGCTTGACTTCACGCTCACCGAAACGCAGAACCATATCATTACGGTCTGCGTACATAGATCACCCTATTTGTCAGCTGGAGTGGCAGCTTTCTTTGCTTCGGCAGTCGCTTTTTTCAAAGCAGCTTGAGAATCAGCTACAGCCTTTTCAAGCTCAACCACCTTGGCTTTAAGCTCTGCATTTTCTTGATCTGATTTGACCTTTTCATCGGTCATCAGCTTATTTTCTGCTGTCAGATCCGTATTGGCCTTTTCAAGCTCAGCCAATCGTGCAGCAGTACCATCTTCTTTTTGCTCTTCAGGCTCTTGATACTCTTCAATAGCGCCAGATGCTAAAAGGGCTTGAATACGTTTCGCATCAAGCCCTTTGATTTCTTCACCCGGCATAAATTGCCCGATGGATTGTTTAGCAATGTACTTTGGCATTTAAGCCTCCTTATAGAGTAATAAAGCCAGTACCACCACAGATACCATTTTTATTACTTGGTACTACAAGTGGTGAGGATTCAGTTAAAAGCATGATTCCGCTTGGATCTTCTTCATACCATTGGCGATCGAAATACTCCAAAGCCAAACCATTCGCATGAACGTTTTCGATTTTACATTGAGTCACATAACCATTTGTGTCAGCAATCATTGCAAAGTAGTCCTGCGGAATAAAACGTTTTGTCTGGCCTTTATTTTTATAGGTTGCATCGTAAGTCCAGATCTCAATATCACCCACGTAACCTTTAAACTTAGCTGAACGTGATGCGGTAAGCTCAGGGCGATAAGGAATGCTAATACCTGCATAGGGCGCTACAAATTTCGCTTTAAAATCTGCATTTTTTTCCAAGACAGACCACACCTTTCCTGTGGTTAAAATCATCTTGGCCTCACCCCCATCTTGATCCAACATACGTTGAGCCATGATATCCATATCATCCACCGGTTTAGCACCCGCTTGATCCCAAGCAATCGCTGGGGTAAATGCTAAAGATGCGCTACGCCCATACGAAACAACGTTCTTCGTATAGTCATCTGATTCAAGAATAATTTGACCAGTAATGACTAATTCTGTAGCCATTAGGATTTTACGATTATCAATAGAATCGTGATTACGTTTTATTGTTTCAACTTGAGCAATCATATATTGCTCAGCAGAGCTAAGCTGATTGTTTCCAGTTGAAATGATCCCCGCATCACGCATACGAGCTAATAATGCAGTATCCCATGCGGTTGCAGGTGTTACTTGATTCTTCGGCTTAAGATATGCAGGAGTGACATGATTCACTTGAATCGCTGTCGTGCGGTCAAATGATTTACCCGGTATTTGTGGTGCAACCAGTGGCGCAATGTCAGATTCAGTTTCAAGCTCAGCGATAGGCACCGTACTTGTAGTGAATGATTTGCGACGAGGGAAAAGCTTATCCAAAAGCCATGTATCCATAGGCGCATAATTCGAGTGAATTAACGCTAATTCATCAACACCCAGTAGTTCAAGTGGAGCGTTATTAATTACAAAACTTTGTGGCATGGGTTACACCTTCGATAATTCAATGTTGTTTTTTGATGCTTTGGCGCGTACAGCATCATATTTATTTGCAGCTAAAAGAGTGCCTGAGATTGAGATAGCCTCAACACTAAACACACCACCAATAAAGTATGGGATTTCAGTTCCCTTTGCTGCTGCTTGCGTTGCTTGAGCTGCTGTTAAGGTTGCACCGCAAATAACATCCCACGTTGATTCGTCCGCAGCATGAGTTAGAACATTTGCAGCAGATACCACAAGTAAATCTCCTTCCTTGTATGCGGTAGCTGTTGTCACTTTCCCGTTGGCACGGCGCGTTTTACCAACATCCAAGTTAAATGGACGTGATTGATGTGAGGTTGTGATAGTGGTCATGGTTTAAGCCCCTTTATTTTGTGCCGCAAACGCCTTAGCCCCAGCGGAGAATTGATGTTCTTGCCCACCACCTTGCCCTTGTTGCCCACCTTGATTACCTGTTGCTTGGTGACTGAATAAATGCGCCAAGGCTGGGTTTGTTCCCGGTGTTTTTTGCTCTGGTGGTTTGGTCACCGAGAATTGACGTAATTGCTTAGCTGAAAATGCAAATGTCGACTCATCAAGAGTCTTCATTTCAGCGATATCTTCAGCACTAAATTCTTTGCCTAAGTCTTTACCTAGCGCAGTGATTTCAGCTTCACGTTTTGCAGCAGAAAATTGTTTATTTTGCGTTTCAAGCTCGGTATTTTTCAGCTTTAACGCAGCAATTTCCGCTTGTGCTTTTTCTAATTCGGTCACGTCTGTGTCCTCTGGTTGATTAAAGTTTTTTGGAGAGTGGCTTGCCGCCACGGCGTTTGTATTGTCATCTGCACCCAATGCACAAAAGGACACTTCGCGGATACGACCACCACGAAACACCGTGATTGGTCCTTGATATGTTTTACCGTTTACAGAAACTGTTTGATCAGCTGCGATTTCTTCAGTTGAGCTTGGCTCGATACGCACCGACATCTGCCAAGGAAAGCCGTCATCTGAGTCTTGAGCGACTTGAGTACCGAACTCGTTTGAAAGCAAGCTACCTTCGATCTTTAAGCCTTCTTCATGACTAACCGAATGTGAGTTAATTGCTCCGGCACGTTGACTGGTTCGATGCTCTAGCAATGCGGGAATGCGACCTTTGATTTTAATGGTGTCTAAATCAAAAATGATTCTCTCCCAGTACCAGTGATCGACAATCGGCTCACCGCTATACGCAATGCCAGTGAATGTACGTTTCTTCTTTCCTTCTACAGGCTGCTCAACCGCAAACTGACCTAGCTCAAAGCAAAACTGGTCTTTGGATTGTTCATTTGGATCTGGCATTTTCATGCTCCATAAAAAAACCGCCAGTCGCGGCGGTCTATGTTTAATTTTTTACTCAACCCAAGCTATATACAGTGTTATTCGCAACAAATAGCCGTGTAGCAACCTCACTGGTCTTTCTAAGCACTATTTCAACATCGGATATACTCACGACCTCTAGATTCAAATCAGGGGCAAGTAAAGCGCCATTCAAACCATTAAATTTAGTCAAATCCAATGCAGCACCATTTGCATCTGTAATGACAATATTTTTCCCTGCTTGTTCCGCAGTTCTAAATAATGTCGGTGTTTGAATGCCGATGACATTGCCTTTCTGCAAATTCAATAAATCAAAACCTTTGATATTGTTGCCTGAAATCTTAGTTTTAAGATTCTTGGCAACACTCATAAGTGAATTAAAAGACCGCTTCATCCAATTCACAATGACACTGGATTGTGTATCGTCTTTCATGATTGAGGTTTTGAATAGATTCGTCAGTGATTGTTCATCTTCACGAATCAACTCAGTCAGCATCCGCATAGCGCTTGGCTCTACATCTTTATTTTTATCAATCACGCGATCAACGATCACTTCAAGATTCTTTCGAGATTGGCCAGACATTGGTTGAAAGACTTTAACAATCTCGTCATTGGCTTGTTGAGCAATCAATGCCTCGTCTCTCACCTTGATCAATTCAGATGAAAGAGGTGCATCAACTGCTAGTGCTTCAGTAATCTTTTCCTGAACCACCACATTTAAATGCTTTCCGTAACTCGCAGGACTTACAGCCCAACCTTTATCAGGCTGAACACCGGGCAATTTATCATCGGGTGTAATACCCAACTTTATTGCCTGAGCTTCGGTTAAGGAATCAATTCCACAGCGACACATATAACCATTTGGAACGTAGTGTGTCAGCCAAAACGAGTCATCAATGTGCCGAATAATATTGTTCAAAGCTAGATGACTTGGGCGAACTCGACTGTCAGTTAATGATGAGTACCGTAAATAAGGCCGATTGGCTTTATTCTCTTGCTGTTGCGTCCAAATGCCATGTGCATAAGCGCTCTGAACATTGGTGCGAAAAATATTATCAAGATGATGTGGGCTTAGCTCAATGCCTTCAGCTTTAACTTTCTTCTTAAAGTCTTGAAGGGTCGATCCACTCTCAACGGCCTTATTTGCAAGATTAATAACAGTGCGGATCTGATCTAGTGATGCCAAGCAACTGACTGTTGTGGCGTACTGCCTTGCATTCAAATCCAGCAAATAGAACTCTTCAGGTAGAACAACTTTCTTATCACGCGCATACCGCAGAGCATCTGTATAACTAATCGTCATTACTTGCTCCGTTGCACATATCCAATCACGTCAAATAAGTACAAAGCTCTAGCCATTGTTTCAGTGAACTTTTCAACAGACTCACCAGACATCAAGCCATAAAGCTTTGTTTGCAGATCATTCACATCACTTGATGTCTCAACCACTTTCATCAATTCGGATTCAGAAAACAACTTCTTATCAATTTCAGAAATCTTTTCATCAACCTCTTGCTGATTAGCATCCAAGCCCTGCATGTCAGCCTTAAAACTAAATGCACGTTTTGGTAATGCTGAGAATTGAGTGTTAGCCGGTAATTGCTGAACCTCTGCAATATCACCATCCTGTAAGCCGTATTCACGTTGGAAGTACTGCGGTGTCAGATTAGCACCGGCATTTTTTAACTTAACATCACGATCAGCCTTAGGTTCTTCAAGCGACTTTTCCTCACCAATGATAATTCGGTGGCGCTCCCAACCATTCAAATCACATAAAGCATTCAGAATGGCTTGAATCGTAGGCATGATCATGCGGATGTCAGCTTTATATTTGCTGTTTTGCACTTCCATATGAACATCACCAAGCGCACGACTTCCTGAGCCATCTGTGCCACTTGTGAGTGTCTGCCCCAAGATTACCTTTTGGATACGGCGTTCTAAGTTTTTATCAAAGGTGTCATACGTGCCACTCGCATTACCTGAGCTTGACCCTGCGGCTGTAACCTCTACCGTATCGGTAGCACTAACCGCCAATACACGACTAGCATGAGCACGAAGTAATGCATCTCGCATATCATCGTTCTTTCCTACAGCAGATTTACCAACAAGCATTGGCATACCGAACTGCTCTACAAACTTAGCCCACATTTTGAAGCCATTGTTTTTAAAGAACCAAACCCAATAAAGCCGACTCAATAAAGCTTCGCCATATGGGTTTTCATAAGTAGGTTTGCAACGGGTCAAGAAGTGCTTGAAGTGTTGATCGCACTCTTCATCTCGACGAGATTTGCTGTGATTCTGCAATAAGATTAAGCGACCATCATTTTTTGGTTCATACCACTGCATTGGCTTCTCACCAATCCACTTAAGACCAATAAACGGCGTAATGATGTCGCCATTAATGTGCAAGGCATTTTGGTTATAGACCGCTTCAAGAACTGAATATCCAAACCAACGTGCATTCTGAGCACCGATGACAATTTCAGACCACCACTCACGCAAATGATCATTTAAAATCTGTGCTGTAGTGCTATCCGCTGGTTCTAATCGCCATGGTGCAGATTCAATTTTATCTTGACGTTTTTCGACGCATTGATAAATCTCATCGTCATACATCATTACTTTTAAACGATGACGCGTGATACCTGCTTTACGCAGTACCTCATCACCATCTGGCATTTTGGTTAAGTAATTAATAAGTGCCAGTTCAGCTTCATGTAAATACAATCCACCCGATTCAGGCTTTGCGTTTTCAGACTTTTTAGATTTCTTAGCCATAAATAACCTATGCAGCCGGTGGGCTGTAATTCATCATCATTTTTGCTTCCATGATTGCATCTGCTGTTGGGTCGAATTGGTCATCATGGTCATGCGTCATTTGCGCATTCAATGATTCAACTTCTTCAAAATAAGCAGGCTTCCATGGCGCATTCCTAGGAACCATCACAAAACGATCTTCGGGATGTTGTTCATAATTGTTTTCAATGTGTGGAGTTGCATCCATCCAGCGTGTCAACTTATCAATATTGCGCTGAATTGGGATTACTGGGATTTCAGACTCTTTTGCCAGTGTTTGAATAAGCTGCGTACCCGATGCTTTATCCTCTACCTTCATGTATCGAATAGGCTTGGTACACCAATCAAATGCTTTATGCTTATTTAAAAATTCTTTGGCTTGCCTATTAAGCTCTGGTGCTTCCCACTTACCTCGTAACAAGTCAATGATGTAGAGTTTTCCATCTACACCAAGACCCACCAAAATAAACACTGAATAATCGTTATGCTCTTTGGTTTTTTGCGCTGTATCTGCAAACACTGCACGCCATTGAAGTTCTGGCAATTCATCAAACAAACCGAACCATTCCGACTTAACCAGATCACCACCCAGTCGCTTAGGTTTTTGCATGTACTGACTTGAAAATGTGTATCGACTTACGGTTGCACCAGTTTTATCTTGACCGCCTTTTTCGAGCTGCAAGAGCGATTTAAGCGTTTCTTTTTTGGGCCAGTATGATTGACGGCCCAGATCGTCACGCTCCACATCACGTGGTACTAACTTTTGAATATGTTCTGGCAAAGTTTGAATGTATTCATCATCAATCAATGCCGGAATAGATACACATTCCCAATCACCCGGTAAATTACCCGTCATAACAAAATTAGTTGGATCTTCAGAATGTAAGCGCTGCATGATCATGATAATTGGTGTATCTGATGTAGCCTTACGCGAATTGACTGTATTAAGAATCTTTCGATTGGCATTATCACGAGCATTCTTACTAAATGCTTCCTCAGGCTTTAAAGGGTCATCAAGAACGATGGCACCGGTAAAACCATTATCATCCAATGTACCTGCACGACGACCTGTAACCTGCCCACCCATTGAAGCTGAATAAACATGGCCAGCCTCATACCCTTCTACTGTTGTTTTCCATGATGCTTTTGCATCTGTACTTTTGGATATATCAACAGGCCACATACGCTGAAAATCTTCCGACTTCACAATATTTCGGGCTGTACTTGATACATCCTCAACCAAAGATTGGGAAAAGGATAAATACAAAAACCGTGAACGAGGATTAAGCGCTAGCCCACGAGCCAATAGGTTTGTTGTAAGTTCAGTTTTACCTGCACCCGGAGGGACATTAATAACCAAGTTTGGAATCTTTTGCTGTACGACCTGATCAATCAACCAAGCCACATACTCATGATGCCAATTGACCATAAACTTAAAACCCATACGAGGCTTAAAGAACCGCCGAGTGAAATATAAATGCTCATCTTCACACAGCTTTTTTTCAACCTGTGTTTGCAGATCCATTTAGTATTCCTCTTGGGCTTTCCTTACGGCTTCATCAACTTGGGCTTGGGTTGCTTGAACCGTAGTTGTTTGTAATGGCCCACCACCTGCGCCAGTGATTTCCTGTTTATTTGTGTACTTACCACCCACATCTTCAGCCGCTTGCTTGAGAATACTTAAAGCAGCTACACGGTTCTTGCCATGCTTTTGATATTGGTTCTCCATACGCTGCAAACGTACTGATAAATTTGCAATAGGGATGTTTTTCGGCTTTTCTAAAAATTCCTCTCGTGTAGCTTCAAACTCAGCCTTTAGTTCTGGGCTTAGATTTTCACCTGATCGCTTAGTAGGATCATATTTTTCACACTGCTGTTTTGTAACAACGACCCCATAATCTTGGTGGACAAGCTCTGCTGTCTCAGTTGGGGTATTAAATACTGCAAGTGATCGTACTATAAAGAGTTTTACCTCCTTTTTTAAGACTGCCATAACTCATCATCCGTCCACCTACGTCCACCTAAACAGGCAAAAAAAAGAGCCCTCAGGCTCAATTAATCACGCACGTTCCACAACACGCAGCAATATTAGTTTCTGATACAAACGGCGCATTCTTCGCGATTTCTAAAAGTCGTTTTACTGACTCGTCAGCACCCCATCGTTTTGTTTCACCGAAGAACACTTCCACATCATGGCCAGCCAAGTAATGCTTAGGTAAGCCAGTGTTATCACTATAAATCGGCTCACCATCTGCATCACGCTCAACACCGACGTGATAAAGCTCATGCTCGATGAGCCGGCAGAATTCACGGTCAGTTGTGTTTTCACAGTAACTCGCATCAATCGTAATGAGATAAACAGGTACAGCGCCAAACCAGTCACGCATCTGTTGTTCTTGTCGCGCCTTCTTCCATCCACCTTGATTGAACATCACTTTTTCACACTGGCCCAAGACCATACGCTTTTTTGCCATACATGCAGATGAAGCCCAAGCGAATGCTAAAAAGGTTTCATCATCGTGCAGTAGCTCTGCAATATGATTATGATCAGGATTATGCAATTCACCACCAATGGTCAACCAATTTTTAATGACCCACTCTTTTAGATCCACGGCGGGTGCAAGCAGAATTGCTTCTTGTTCTTCTGCACGATCAATTAGGTCTGTCGGTGGAAATGGTCTGATCTGTTCCATTGTCTAATCTCTCTAACTGACTTTGAATCCAATTAATTGCATAACCTGACTCAATTTGATGAGGTTCAAGACGCACAAACGTGTAACCCATTTCCTCAGCAACATCGTACCGATCAAAGCTCCAAGCCTTCATCGCTAATTTACCGCCCCGACCGCCTGACCAAGGACTACCCGCTATTTCAATAAGCAGTCTTAACTTCACGATATGAAAATCAAAGCGCCAGTGCTTAGTAGGTTCAAATTGAAATTTGCGTTCATAGCCGATCGAATGTTCTTCTAATTCTTGAAATAAGGTTTCTTCTGCTTCTAAGTACGCTTCTTTTGCCTTCGGTAGTGGTTTGGCGCGAGGCTTTGTTTTGGGTGGCCGTTTCTTGGTTTTCCAAAAATAGGCATCTGCGTCCATAAATTCTGCCCATTAAAAAACCCGCACTGAGCGGGTCATTGTTAAATAAACCTCAATATCGGTAATATCTTTTCAATTTTTTTTGGTAAAGATCATCGATAAAACTCCACCCAATCAAAGCCACTATCAATGGAGCCACTATAATGCCCCACTTTAATATGCCCAAATTATCCATAATTGTTGGATATAAAGGCTTCATATTTAAAATTTCAAAGTTCGCTATTTTTGATAAAACTGGAAAATAAACTACCGCAGAAGCTATAACCAATAAAATCAAAACATAACTACTCCAAAAAACACTTGGAAATGCTTGCTTAAAATCATCCAATTGCCAAAGCTTTTCCTTAATCCAATCCATATAACCCTCAGAATATTATTAATTATCTAGGTAATATAGAGGTGTGTGCTTAAATTTCAAGAGCAGAATGCAAATTCTTAATCTGCTCTTTCAGCCGAATCATAATATTGTCCATAGCGACCAGTTCACTATGTCTTAAACCTGTGCGACTCAAATTTTGATACTTAATCAGTTCATCACAACAGAACTGCAAATCTTTTTTAGCTTGTACACGATCTGTCATGATGAATATTCCTTATTTGAATTTTCCCAATCGACGCGCATTTAAACGGCGTTTCTTTTGGCTTAAACGATTTGGTTTAGATTTATATTTATTTGGCTGATTTAAGCGCATAACTTGAGATAAAGCATTTAAGCTATTGGTCGCTCGATCCATCCCATCTGCAAATACTGCACTCATACCTAAAAATGCTGTAATAGCACCTAATAAACCACGACGATTCATTCGCATATTTACCACCAATAAGAAAAGAAAAACCCCAACATAAGTCGAGGTTGTATAGTTTGTTTGATGGAAGGGGGCTTTAATTAAATTGCATAAGTTTCAGTCTCAACCTTATCCCATAAGTCTATAATTTGATCGCGATGATCAATTGGTTTAGAGCCTTCAATAAGGTAAAAGATTTTTGTTGTTCCAAGAAGATTGATCTTAGTTTTCTTGTAAAGCTTTCGATTTAAAGAAATTCCTTTACTTTTTTCACCAAAATCAGTGATTTCATTTTTATGCAATTCTTCAAGTGGAACATTTTGTCCATTCCAATTTCCACCAATAAAATATGTCATATAAAACCTTACTTAAAGTAAATAATAGAGGCTTCATAATGAACAACAATCAACAAAAAAACAATAGAATTATAGCACTAACATATTGATTTTTAATACTATTGTATTATTTTAAAACCACAACCCTATGAATTACCTGTTCTTTTTTTGCGAAAAAATATTAAAAATAAAACCCCGCCAATAATGCATATTGAGCGGGGCATTATGTGCCGTAATACGTTCGGCAAATTTTAATCATCTTTACCGCATTTACGGCATTCTTGTGTATAGCCATGTTCATGATCGTAATCAAACTCATAAGCATGGAGGCAGAATAGTTTACGGAGGAATTGGAGCACTTTGTTCTCCTTACAAAAAAAAGCCCACATCCAGTAGTAGTTGGGTCTGGGCTTATAAACTAAGGACCTTGGAAGGTCAGAAACTACAGCTAGTTTCTAATAACAATTTTCTATACTAACCGACAAACCCACATTGGCAAAATATACCAAATAACAAAATAATGCTAAATAAATCAAATTATTAGTTATTCTTAATCTATTGTTTAGAATAAATAATAATCATGATCAATGACAGAGCTTTTGTTGTTAAATATCTGGTGCGCCATACAGGACTTGAACCTGTGACCATCCGCTTAGAAGGCGGATGCTCTATCCAGCTGAGCTAATGGCGCATAAAAAAGGATGTGGTGATCTGCCACACCCTGCCTTAGATTACGATATTAATCAGCTCGGCAACCGATCTACCGCTACTCAACACGACTCACATTTCAAAGTTAGCTATTGAATTTGCTTTTATGTCTTTCGTTCTTTTTGAGTTTTGGGAGTCACCCCCAATGGCTCTGTGGCTAACTCAGTGCTTGACGAAGTCACACTGGATTCAAACCAATTTATACGGCTGGTTTCCGCATCTCACCGTTTGCGCTTATAGCTGAACAATGCACAGCGTCACAAATCAAAATCGCCCTTAGGGTGGCGCACTACCCTTACGCATATACTGGCATGACTACTCTCCAAATAAATCACTTGTGCATGTCACAAGCACCTTTATAAATTTCAGACAATAAAAAAGCCCTGCATTTCTGCAAGGCTCCAACCGTTTTCATTTGCGCTGAATTGGTTATGTTGTTTTTTAATAGCAACAGATAATTTATACCACTTTTTAAACAAAAATAAAGCTTCTGGTAAAAAAATACCCATCTCATGGGAAGACGGGTATATAAACTTTGAATTCTAAAAAGCCCACCTTTCGATGAGCTTCTTACTGTGCAACTTACATACTTCGTGCACGATAACTGAAATATGCCATATCCTGTCCGGACATGCAAGTTATTCAAGTCGCAATCTTTTATCATGCCCATTCATGTAGAACTTACCTGCAAAAACCATATTATCTATTGATGTTTTTCCCAAGCAAAATTCATTCGCCATTTGACGCAACGACATCCCTCGCACACTCTTCTCAATGAATAACAACACAGCCATTTTTGCCGATGTACAAATCAATCTTGAATTACGCATTTCAAAGATCATTTTTCGCACCTCCTCAGCTTCAAAGTCATCAATCATGCAAATCAACTGATCCTTTCGAAGTACCACCCCTTTGTTATTCTCGCAAATCAACCAGTAAATCTGACTCACCCCCAAATCATCTGGCGCATTTCCTGACTTCATGCGACAGGTCTGAATGTATGCACCGTACTGTTTTAACCACTCTTCAACTGTAAATACTGACCAATCCATCACTTGTATTTTAGCTACTGCATTCATCCCTATACCCCTTAAATCAAACTCAAATCTAAAATAGTCATTGTTCCCCAGTGAACCGCACCAGTATCAATCCAGTAGCAGTTATCACGCTTGCACGGCCTCTGAGTAACCGTATGCCCCATGATTACCGCATCAACTCCTGAAACATGGGTGTATTGTTGGTTTTCTTCATCCAGTCGGTCACGACCCCATATCGCCAAATCAACTGGATCTCTACCATCTATTTTTTTAGAAAAAGGGTTGGCGAGAACCTGCTTAAATTCATCCCAATTATTTTGTTCAATATGCCCATGCACAAAGCCGAACTTTCTACCATTGTGGTTAACCTCAAGAGCAATCGGTAATGCAGAAAATCTTTTGGCAATTTGGTATTGATCCTCAACGCTCAGTTCATAAAACCACTCTCCACCATTTGATATGTGGCAGCGCTTAGAAGGAACATCGCATCTCCCCCAAATACATAAATCCTCATGATTCCCACGCACTGATGTGAACCAAGGCTGTGATAGCAATTCAATGCATTCGATATTCTGAGTACCGCGATCCACTAGATCACCTACCGCAACCAGTAGATCCTTTTCAAAATCAAATCCAATAGTGCCCAAACGATTCATAAGCAAGTTATAGCAACCATGAATGTCACCAACCGCATAAAGCTTGCCTGTTATCTCTTTATCCCAAACTTTTACTAATGCCATCCCAATCACCCTATTCTCTTTAAAATTTCTTCAAGTGCTAAACCGCTTTTTACTTGTTCAGTGCTGTACCGATACACCTGATAACCCAGTGCTGTAGCTGAGTTATATTTTTCCATATCCCCTAAATACCCTTTACCCCGCGTATGCCGACCACCACTCCAAATCCCACCTTCAACCTCAATCAAAATACCCATTCCAATTAAATGAAAATCAGCTCTCCACTTCCGATCTGCATTAAATTGAAACTCCTGTTCAAACTTGATCTTGTGTGCCCTTAAGTGCTGAGATAAAACAGCCTCACCTTCACTCACCACACGTTCTTTCTTGACCGATGCAGGACGCTTGGCCCTGCGCTTCGGTTTGTTGATTTTTTTATATTCAGCGAGTGAGATTGATGTCATTTACCACTCACCTACCTGCCGAATTACTGTTGTAATGGCTTTTAGTGTCATTTCTATATCTAAGGGATCTCGTAAAAGATCGGCAATCATTGAAACTTTAGACTTGTACTTCTCAGCCGTTTTTTCAGCAACTTTCTGCTTGCGATCAATTTCTGTATTGAATGCAATTAATTCATTGTGCTCTTGCTTGAGCTGGATATAACACTGCTCCATGTTATTGAGCTGGGCTTTTAATTCCTTAATCTTGGCTTCCTGATCCTTAAGAATCATCAAAGGAAATTGCCAGCGATACATGGTTGAATTTCGCTTGTTATGCTCTTGTAGGCACTCGTCATACATACGACCAAACCAAAGCTTGTCTTCAGGTGCATGCTCGTTGTAAAAATCACAACAAAACTGAATGTACTTTTCTTTTAATTCACTCATCGCTCAATCACTCCAGTCAAAGGGCTAATGTGGTTGCCAATGTCGGTGCAGTGGTCAGCCTCCACACTTTTAACTTTCTGAATTTCATTATTGAACATTGTTAAAAAATCAAATGAACCACCACTCGCCACAACAAAGTCTTGATGAACTTCTTTTACTGTGTAAATTGTCATATCAACAGCACATGTGTATTGCACTTGATCACCAACCACCAACCCCAATTTTTCGATTAAGTTCATGCATTCACCCCAAATAGTTGTTTTGCTTTACCTGTTAGGTAATAACGCTTTGCTTCACCAAGCTTTGAGCGACCTGTATATAAAAGATCAGCCTGAACCATACTGTTTAGATAGCGCTGAACACTACGGATATTTACTGACTGCATGACTTGTTGCTGAACTTCAGATGCGGTAGCAACACCTGTATTTCTAATCGCAAGTAACACATCAATTCCGACTGATAAAACTCGTGCCTTTCCACCTGTATTTCTGCGCATATCGACCTGATTTTGATCTTTCATAACCACCCCAATGCAAAGTTATTATTTTCAGAATTACCCATCACCGCACACAAGAAAATCAAAGCAAGTAGACAGATAAGTAGGATTGATTTGTTTTTCATACTAAATCCTCCATCACTGCACCAAATTCACCAATCAAGGCAATTTGCTGTTCACACCATGCTTTACGGAATGCAATCTCATCCGCCTTTAATTCACTATTGTTGTGGTCGAAAGTTATAGCCCAACACGAGCCATGTTTTAGAAGAAGAATCACGCATGTATTCAATTCAGGACTAAGCACCGCATTGCTGAATTGTGATAAGTGTTCGAGTCTGGTCATGCCGCACCACCTAAACCTTGCAATTGATCAATCGCACTACTATCAAGATTAGAAAACTGGCAGTACTTCAATTGCGAATGCATATACGATGTGCCGCTTTCACCATGTCGGTTTTTGCCTAAAATGGCCTCAGCAATTCCTTGGTACTTAGATTCTTTGTTGTAAATCTCATCCCGGTACAAAAATAGAATTTGATCTGCATCTTGTTCAATCGCACCTGATTCACGCAGATCTGACAACACAGGGCGTTTGTTAGGACGTTTCTCAAGTTCACGATTTAACTGAGACAGCAACACCACAACACAATCAAACTCTTTGGCCATCGCTTTGAGTTCACCAGTGAAATATGCAATCTTCAAATCTTCACGAGCAAATGACTTGGTGGTCTTCATGATCTGAAGGTAATCAATAAATACAGCGCCCACAGAACCATACTGGTGCTTCACCTTGCGGATCGACTCACGAATGTTTGCAATTGATGGACGCGATGTGTCATTGATCTGCATGCGCACGTTTTTAAGCATGGCCACTGCTTGCGTGTAGGCTGTAAATTCCTCTTGTGGCAATGTATGTGGTGCATTGCGTACCTTGCTGATATCTGCTGGCCCTGCCGCGCAGCACATACGCATTGCAATCTGCTCCTTAGGCATCTCCCCCGACATGATCAACACTGGTTTTTGCTGAAATATCGCAACATTACTGGCAATCACTTGAAGCATCGTGGTTTTACCCATCGCTGGTCGTGCAGCAATCACCATCAAGCAGCCTGGTTCAACATCGCCTAATTTTTTATCTAAATCATAGATCCCTGTCTGAATGCCTTTGATCATGGTTTTACCCTGAGTCAACGCAGTCATTTTTTCGTGCATTTCAACAAACGTATTTGTAGCTGCATCATGAATATGAAACAGTGATTCACTCGCTTGCTCAGTGTTGATTTCAGCAAACATACTTTGTGCTTCTTGAACAAGATCACCACGGCTGACAGTTAAGTTTTGAGCTTTGAAAATAATCTTTTGCGCTTCAGCTTCAACTTTTCGGCATGTCGCAAAATCTTTTAGTTTTTCAGCATAAGAAATCAGGTTGTAAAAACTTGATGGAGCATCTTGAAGAACTTGCATCAAGTACTGCTCTCCACCTGCCTGTTCACTCATGCCGTGCGCAGCAAGGTGGTTGTTTACCAAAACTGCGTCATAGGGTGTGTTCTTAGCATCAAGCTCCACCACGGCCTTAAAAATCGCTTTGTGGCGTGTTGAGTAAAAATCATCTTCAGTGAGGAGATTTTCAACATGGCTGTAAGATTCAGCAACGGTCATCAACGCAGCAAGTACGGATTGTTCAATCTGCAAATTATGAATTTTGGTATCAAACATTGCTGCCTCCTAAAAATCCTTTTGGTTTTGAAGGAAGGTTGATCAGTGACGGGTTTTGTTGTTCAGTTTGGACTGGTTGTGGATTTTCAAGTTGATCTAATTCGGCGTTGGTTTCTTGCCAATTCCATGCAGCCTTGAAAGTTTCCCAACCACGAACAACAATAATTTGAAATGCGCGCTCATTCGAAATACACGCTTGCTTCGCTTGACCAAAAACTAGCTTCAGAACATTTTCCGTAATTGGTTTTTTCTTCTTGTTTCGAAGATTTGTGTATTCAGAAATGGTTTGCTCAGATACTCCATTTTTGATGAGAATTTCTTTTGCCGAGAACTTTTGAGTTTTTGATGGTGCGACTGCACTAATACTCTCTGTTGTATTCTCTGTAGTATTCTCTGTATTAGATGGGCTGATCTGCGCATCTAGTTGTCCTGATTTGCGCATCAAGTTGTCCTGATCTGCGCAACTAGAATGTACGATCTGCGCATCTGGTTGTCCTGATTTGCGCAACTGTGATGGTGTAAGGGTTTCAGAGTATTCAATTAGCGCTTTATACAGATTTTCACGCTCAACCCTGAAAAAAACCTTGCATGGAACACCTTTCTTTCGTTCAGAGATGAAACCTAGATTTTTTAGTATTTTTCTAGCTGTTTCTTGCTCTTTTCGAGTAAGACCGGTTTCCATGGTCCAATCAGAATGAGTCTTAAAAATCCACCCATCGTTGTCCTTGGTTCGTGATGTCCAATACACCAATTGTGACAGCATGAGTGCGCCATTAATGCCACACCCAATGAAAACATAATGCTTGTTGAATGCAATTGGCTGTTCGTTCATAGCTTCAATTAACTTGATCATGGGAATGGTTGTATTCACGCTGCACTCTCCAATTTGTGAAAATGCCTATTCAGAACTGCAACAAAATCTACCTTCACCGAACGAGCATAACTGTCGGCAACTTGTGAATTAATTTGCGAGGATTTGCGATATTCAGAGCGTTTAATTTCAAGTAATTGAGCAAGTGTTGGTTTCATGCTTGCACCTCTTGAAAATTTGACGGTTTTTGTGCTAAATTACTTTCCATTCATGGGTTCCATATTTGTGAATATCTAAAAGCCTGATTCTCTAGATCAGGCTTTTTCTTTGATGGTGCTTTTAATTTGCTTAGTCATTGAGCTTAAAGTGCGCTGCATGTCGTAAATTGCACCCAAGATATTGTTTAGGTTTTTGGGGCAAGTTCCATCTGTTCGGGCTTTTCTAATCAACTCGCACACATCACCCTTCTTTGCACCTACTTCTAAGAGCATCTCGAACATATCGAGTTCTTTTTTCTCTAGGCATTCAGGAAGTTGAATACACACCTTGCTGTGCATTTCTGCTTGTGCATGCAGCATTCGATAATCGTTCGTGAATGACATAAGCGTGTTGGCTTCATCTAAGCGCAAATGGTGTGTCTGGTTGTTCTGATTAACCTTGTTGCTTAGCATGTGAGAGCTCATCCCTAAGCGTGGAGCCAAGGAAGATGCTCCACCTGGATAGTCATGCACTGTGTTATATGCAGCATCTGCTAAATTCATGTTAAATCCTTATTTCATTAACGTTTCTTTAAAACATTGACCGAGTGATAATTGGTTAAGCGGATAAGGCTTGGTGCCGGATGTAATTAAAATCAGCATCAGGACAAAGCAAATCGCAACTTACTAAGCTGTTGCTCTCTTTATCGATCTTTATTGCGAGTGATGCGCTGCATTTACTGTTGCCATACATAATTTGATTCAAGTAGCCAACCGTTGTTGAGCACCGTTTAGCAAAAGCGTCTTTATCCTGAGCAGAAAGGCCTGTAAGAAAAGATTTAAGTTCGCTCGTATTGCTAGAAGACATGCTGAATCTCCTGATTAGTAATATTTAGTAAATACTAATTTTAACTACTAAATAAGTCAACCAGTATTTAGCAATTACGAATTTACTTTTTACTAAAAACTATATGAAATACTAAATATGGATAAAATTGCTTTAAGACGCACAAATTTGCGCACAGCTATAAACGCTGTTATTGAATCGAAAGGATTTAAATCCGATGTTGCTTTTTGTGAGCACTACGATTTAAACCCAAGCCACATATCTCAACTGTTAAATGGGCATGGGAGTTTTGGGGAAAGAGCTGCTCGGAATTTAGAAAAAAAGGTTGGCTGGGAAGAAGGCTTATTAGATAAAACATCTTTATCACCCAGCAACAATGAAGGTAAGACTACATCACCATCAAATAATGGAGGTATTAGAATTGCCCCGATTGAATTCAGGAGTAGTGAATCAAAACCTACAAATGTAAGAATTCCTGTTCATAAGGATATACGTGCATCATGTGGCACTGGTATTGAAAACTTCCTAGAGGATGTTAGTGAATACCTAGATATTGATCCGTACATTCTTAAGGTAATGGGCGTTCAAACCAAGCCTGAAAATTTACGCATCATTTATTCTGATGAGTACAGTATGTGGCCCACTGTGGCTCCCAATAGCCCTTTATTTATTGATGTGTCGGATAAAGACCCCGATGCCATTAAAAACGGAAATGTGTACGTTTTCACACACAATCATGAATTAAGAATGAAGCGTATTTTTGTTAGCTATGCAGGAAATAAGACTGTAAGACTCTCAAGTGACAACCCCGATAAGGTTAGATACCCAGATGAATTTATTACAGCTGATCAGCTCAATGAAATTAATTTTGTTGGGCGCTTGGAGTTAGCTTTGGTAAAGCCGTAAATACGATAAAAACTCTTAAAAAAGGAAAACATAATGATTGCAACACTTAATAAATCAAAAACCGCACTAACGATTAATCGTCAAGAATTTAAATTGGCATTAGATAAAATTGGCGCAGGAATTGATAAACAAATAGCATCGCTTAAAAAAGCCAAGCAAAGCTATGACGCTGCGGAAATGGCACGCGAGGTCATTAGTGAAGCAAATATCTTTGAAGCTATTATTGAGGGCTTTAACGAAGCAGAAGGTACTAATTTAAAGCTGACCGACATAACCAACCTTGAAGTGGCACAAGGATGGTTGGATGAATTTGTAGAAAAGTATTCCGATTAAAAGGATAAAATAATGAATGATAAATACGAACTGCCTGAACTTTACTTATATCGAGAACTAACAAGCGGTGAGCAATTAGCAATTAATCAAATGCTTATTTCTTATGTTTGGGAGATTGGTTGTCTCTTCAATGTGCATATGAAGAATAATGTTAAATCATACAATCTGGTAAAACTAACGAGTGTCAATTTTGAAAATGATGCTACAAGTGTTTGGGTTCACTTTGAAACAATAACAGGTGAAAGCATCGGTATACCTCTAGATTTCCTCTCAAAAATAGAATTTTCAGGGCAAAAAGAAATTTAAAAACTGCGAACCCGACGCGTATGAATTTTAACAAAGAAGGAATCGTATATGACATTTGATAGAGATTTTAGTAGATACGCTCCACAAATTGACTTTGATATGCCTGAGTTGGACGAACTAGATTTAACGCTAGCTGAGATTAGGGAGCTTAGTGATGATAACCTACTAAAGCTTTTAACGGGCGAATCTGATCAAGGTTTTATTTCACCCCCTTTATTGCAAGCTATTAACCATGAGTATATTAGAAGGCAAATGGAGATAACATCCAAAACCCACTGGACCATCCTGCCAACTTTTATAGTCGCCTGCTTGGCAGCAGTATCTTCTATAGTTTCTCTTGGTATTTCAATCTACCTTCTATCCCACTCATAATTGCATTAAGTAAATAAATACAACAACTAATGCTATGAAATTAATGGTACTGAAAATTATCGAAGCAACTAGTAGTAGCTTAATAGCCTTCAGCTCTTTATTGTCGATCATTTTGCACCGCCTGTGTTCATAGTTGTTAATTTTACAACAAGCACTCATTTATAAAAATATTTTACTGCGAACCCGACGCAGTCCTTTGGATCGGGTGGAGAGATAAGTGAAAATTGAATTTCAGTATTTAGCTAAAGGTGCAGATCGACCTGATAGTGTGACGTTATCCGATGCAGGCTACTTGGTAGAGCAAGGTGAGCCTACCCCCTTTATAGGTGATTGCATTATGCTTGAGATTTGCAGCCCGTTAGATAAAAAAGGAAATTTCGGTCACTTTAAAGTTGTTGCACGCCATTTTATGTACTCACCCTCAGGGCATCAGCAAAAACACATGGTTATTGTTGTCACTGATGCAGATGATACCCCTGAGAATAATTATAGAGAATGATTCATCTCTAATACTGAGAACAAATCTTCGAATAGTGCATTCACTGGATCGCGCTTACTATTCTCAGTATAAGCTAGGAGTTGGCTTTTATAGGTACGCAGCCGATGACGTAATGGATCATTAAGGACAGCCTGAAGTAAATCTTGCCGTGTTTTACACGCTTCAGTGCCAGCAAGTGTTTTATCGCAAACCGCTTTTATAGTTTGATCCATGGTATCTAGACGCTCACTACTTACTGATGTATCTAAAAATACAAATTCTTCAGCTATCTTGATTTGCTCTTGAATAACAATTGGGTTTTGAGTTGTAGCTACTAGAGCTGTATACAAATTCGCTCGAAACTCTTCTTTAGTCATCTAATAAACTCCATCCAACCCATCCCTGTGATGGGTTTTCTTTTGTCTATTAAAACATAATACTAAATTTAATTACTAAATATTTAGTAAATACTATTGACATAATATTTAGTAAATACTAAATTACATCTCACCAGATAACAAAAAAGTCCCTGACATTCGACCGACGGGACTTTTACTCAAAGAGCGAGATAATTATGAATCAAATCCCATCCCACAGTCAAATGCCGACGTTCGTTAAGAACGAAAGCAATACAAAGCCTGTGCTTTATCAGCATCCTAAACCTGAAGAAATGCGTGTTTCTTTTTGGGTTAAAACCAAAGCAGTTCTGAAAGAAGTGGCTGCAATCTCTCTGATCGGTATCACTGTTGTATCAACCGTGTTTACAGTCCGTAGCTGCTCAAACGAAGTAGATCGTCAGCATGCCCAAGCGCTTAAACATCAATTGCAGTTTTCTGCTTCAAGTGAAGGAGCGCGCTAATGACTACTTCTATTCTTGTTATGCCTTTTGGCAAATATAAAGGCACTGCGATTACAGAGCTAAAACTAAGCTATGTGAATTGGTTGCTTACTTTGGACAACTTAAAGTCCGACTTGCGCTTAAGTCTTGAGGCATTGGTTGCTGAACGTAAACGTCGCCAAGCTTTCGCTATCGGTATGCAGAGTTCGCATATTCCTTTACATGAACGTCGTGCGTACAAAAAACGCATGGGCTGGGTTGGGGCTTAAGGGGAAATATCATGAGTTTAAATATTATTTCTGCGGATCAAGCATTGAATGTTAGTGCAATTATTACTTACATCTATGCCGATCCTGGTTTGGGTAAAACATCATTGGGCTTCACTGGCGACAAAGCTATTTCCTTTGACTTTGACCGTGGTGCTCATCGTACTGGTGAACTTCGTCGTGGTGCAGTGGTTACTGTTCAACAATGGGCTGATATTGAAAATATCAAAGAGCAAGATTTAGCGCCTTACAACACGGTCGTCATTGATACTGTTGGTGCAATGTTAGAAGCCATTAAAACTCATTTGCTCAAGACAGCAAATAACCGCCAGCAAGATGGTGCACTCAAGTTAAAGGCCCAAGGCCTGGCTAACATGAAGTTTAAGCAGTACATCAATACCCTGCTGAGCTTCGGTAAAGATGTTGTATTTATTGCCCATGCATCTGAGGATCAGAATGGTGATCAAGTTATTTACCGCCCAGAGCTTGGTGGTAAAAACCGAAATGAGTTGTACCGTATAGCCGACATCATGGGCTACATGACAACCGTCACCACTGGTGAAGGTAAAAATGCTCGTGTCATTAATTTCAAGCCATCGCCTACACATCATGCTAAAAATTCTGGCGCATTGGGTGGTGAGACTGGTGAAGTATGGGTGCCAGATTTGAAGTCACACCCTACTTTTTTAGCTGACTTAATTGCTCAATCCAAAGCTCACATCAACACATTAACACCTGCCCAGTTAGCTTTAGCTAAGGCAGTTGAAGACTTGGAAAACTGGAAGCAAAGCTGTGAAGAGGCAGTTTATCCGAGTGATTTAAATCACCTGACTGAAACCTTAAAGTTAGACAAAGAGCACGTTTATTACCAAAACATGCGCCAAGCAATGCTAGCTCGCGCCAAGGTTTTAGGATGCACTTTCGATATCCCGCGTGAAACATGGATAGAGCCACCAGAGTTCAATGGCATTACCGAAGCTCAGCGTGATGAGCTTCAAAATCTACTTGCACAGGCAAACCTAGATGTTATGGCCTTCTGTGAAAATCAAGGCATCGACAGCCTAATGGCAATTGAAGCTTCAAAATTCAACGATGTTAAAGCCCACATCATCAATACAACTCAAGGTCAGGGAGCGGCAATCGCATGAAAATTTTAAATGGTAACGAAGCTTTTGCGGCAATGGCAGCGGGTCAGAATATTGAATGTCGTTTGATTCACCAAGACCATGGTTTCCAAGACATTAAGCAATTTACGGCAACTGTTTATTTTGATCCTCGCTATGAGTTCCGTGTTGCGATTAAGTTCTTCACTATTGGTGAGATGCAGGTGCCTGAAGCAATTCAAGAGGCACCAGCAAAGGGTGTGCAGTGCTTTGCGCCTTCTATTCTGACCGAAGAATTAAGCAAGTCGTTCAAATGGAAAAGCTCAAACTCTGATTTGATGCTTATGGAACGTGGCCAAGTGCATCTGATCCAAGAGCATGCCGAAATCCACGCTCAAGCCTTGATTAAAATTAGCCTTGGATCTTTTGAAAATACCCAAAATTCAACATCAAATGATGTTGTAGAAAAGACATTTGATAGTCAGTCAAATATTCAAATTACTGAGCAAGGTTCTGTTACCACGGTAAAAGAAACTTTATCGAAGGACTTTATCGAAACCGATTCCGTTGATGAAGACGGGGATCTAAAAATCAAGGAGCTTCAACGACTACAGGTTGAAGCTGAAAACCTTATCAAGAATGGTATTGGCCAACAGGTTGAAGACGATCACGAGCATCAAGAACATTTAGAAATATTGCTCAATGATATTGCTTTAGCTAAGACACCGATTGAAGCAAATGCCCAAATCAAATACACAAAATCTTGGACTCAAGAACAGCGCAAGCCAGTAATGCAAGCCATTAACAAACGCTTGATTGAACTCAAGGCTATGGAGGAACCTAAGTCCGAAGAAACCCCTTCACTCATGGTTCAGATCCAAAATGCGCCCGACCTCACTGCCTTAGATGTTTTGGAAATCGATGTTGGTAGTCGTCACCCGGATATTCAACCGAAGTTGATGGGCTATGTGAAGAAACGTCGCTTTGAGTTGGAAAATGGGGCTGGTCCAGTGGGAGCACCTCTATGAGCTACCACTACTCCACTATCACCCGGACTCTTACCGTGTTCGGGGCGAAGATGACACACGTTTTTAAAAATACCGGTGCTGGCGAAATTGAAGAATTAGTCACTGATGCAAAGTTTAAAGAAGCGAGTTGGAGAGCGTGATGGAAATTCCAAAAAAAGAAAGAGAGGTTTTTGAAGATCAAATCATCGCAGATGGCTTTGTGGAATTTAGTGGATATTCGTTAAAAAAGGATGAATTTGAAGGTTATGTTGATGAGCGAGTTGAATGCGCTTGGTTTGCATACAGTCAAGCTTTCAGAAGAGCTACGGAACAATCTCAGGCAGTACCTGAAGGTTTTGTTTTGGTGCCGAAAGAGCCAACTGAAGAAATGATACGCATGGGTGATTTGGCGTTTGCATATGATGAGTGTGTAGATGCGAGAAAGATATACAAAGCTATGATTGAAGCACAGGAGCAAAGTCATGATTGAAAAACCTATCTTAAAAATTGGCGACACGATCAAAGCTGAATTTGAAAACTTTTTAGGTCAAATGATTGTGGTTACTGGTGTTGTTCGACGCATTGATAGCTCAAGCACAATCGTTGGTAACGACATTACTGATGGTGTTTCGTTTTTTGTAAGTATTGATGAGATTTTAGAAATTAATCATGAATCAATTTTATCTGGTTCAGTTCTGAACAGTTTGAAGGAGGTGTCATGAACGCTAAAATTCTTGACCCCTGCTGTGGCTCTCGCATGTTCCACTTTGATCGTCAAAATCAGAATGTGATTTATGGAGATATTCGGACTGAAAGCCATATTTTATGTGATGGTCGCTCGCTTGAAATAGCACCAGACATTGAAATGGATTTTCGCAATATGCCCTTTCCTGACGATTCATTTCATGCAGTAGTATTCGATCCACCCCACCTTATACGTGCAGGTGATAAAAGTTGGTTAGCCTTGAAGTACGGGAAATTAAATCAAGATTGGCGTGAAGACCTAGCCAAAGGATTTTCTGAATGCTTTCGAGTACTCAAGCCTAATGGCACATTAATTTTTAAATGGAATGAAACACAAATTAAAGTCAGTGAAGTTTTGGCTTTAACGGATCAAAAACCATTTATTGGCCACCCAAGTGGTAAACGTGCAAATACCCATTGGATATGTTTTATGAAGATGAGTTTGAAGGAGGTGTCTTGA